ACTTTTCGAAGGGGTATGCCCGCCCCTTGCGGCTAGTACGCCCGTACTACTGCGCTGTGGTACATTTGTACTATTAGCACGGTTTATAGCAAAAGCCAGTCCCCATCAGGGGTTTTAATGTTACGAAATCGCAACAAACAGAGTTTTCCACAGGCCTGTGGAAAAACTGGGCGGCTTTCCCCCTAACCGTGAGAAAAGCGAGACGCAAACAGAGAAGCGAGCACAAAGGAGCCCGCCAACCTAAGGGCTAGCGGGCAGGGAGGATAGGGGCTAGGGAAGGGCTACAAAGGCCCTAGCCCTAGCCTCAGGCAATGGGCCCGGGATGGGCGGCGCCGAACCACGTAAAGGGTCGGGAAAGGGGGGCAGGAAAGGGTAACGGTGAGGGTGTGGCCGGAAGGACGATCAGGCCAGGCCCGATCAATGGCCAGCATGGGAACCCCAGGGATGGCAGGGGCTAGGGCCAGGGAAAGGCGGGCGGCATGGTGCCATGGCAGCGTGATCATGGGCTAGTCCCTGTCGCTGATCAGCCACCGGTCGGTGGCGTCCCATGGGCAAGGCGGGATGATGCCATCTCGGATGGCTTGCCACTTTTCCTGCTGCCGGCGATCGATCTCAGCGCACCGGCGGATGGTATCGGCCAGCAGGGCGGCCATGCTGTCATCCGGGGCCCCGGTGCCATCAGTGGCGGCGCACCATCCGATGGTGTGGCCATTGTTGTCGGTGACGGGCTGTAGGGGCGGACGTTCAGGGCGGGGCATGGTTCAGCCCTCCCAGGTGGTGGTGGACAGGGCGGCATGGCCACCACCTGCTAAGGGCTGCCATTGGCCGATGGTGGGGGCCAGGCTGAACGCCGCAGCAGCAGGGCCAGCCCCCCGCGATCGTTTGGTGCGCAGCAGCACGGCCACGCCATCATGGCCGCCGGGCTGAGGGCCGGCGGGATCGGCCCACCGGTGGTCGGTGGTGTCACCATCAACCACTAACAGGCGGGCGATGGCTTGGCCGTCACGCAACAGCAGCACAGGCGGCAGGGCTGCCCCTTTGGGCAGGGCGACGGGCACGGCCAAACGGAAGCCGGCGGCAATGGCCCGGAGGGCATGGGCCAGCCCGCCCGGGCGATCAGCAGCTAGGGAAGCCGTCACGTCGACACCGGCAGCCCGCTGAGCGTTCAACCCATAGGGGCCGTCTGTGGGGGCCTTGCTGTATTCGTAAAGGCGGAACGATCCGGCGGGGGCCAGGCTGAGGGCTTCCGGGATGGTGGTTCCGATGCCGGGCACCACGGGCAGGCCATAGCGGCGGGCAATGGCCGCCGCCTCGTTGTCGTTCAGGTTAAAGCGCAGATCATGCCAGGGCAGATCGTCTGTGCCCCTAAGACGGACGGCCAGGGGGAGCCCCTTAGCTTGGGCCCGCTGCCATTGCTTGGCAATGGCCACCAGCACGGCCACGGCGTAGCCCTTGGGATTCCATACGAAAGCCAGGGTCCTGCGGGCACGGGCAGCGGCCACGGTGGTGGACAGGCCACCATGGCCCGCCCATGCCAGGCAGCCCGCCTGGCAGCCCTTGCTGGCCCATGGGCAGCCATTGTGAGCTAGGGCCAGGCTTTCAATGCCATTGGCACGGGCTAGTTCGGCAATGCCAGGCAGGCGGGAACGCGGGGCAGTGGTGGCATCATCAGGGCCGGCCACGGCAGCAGCCAGGGCACGGGCGGGCAAGTGGTGCAGAATCACGGGCCAGGCATCAGCGGCGCCCTTGGCCAGCTTGGCATTGGAAGCGCCCACGGTCAGCAGGCCATCAAGGGAAAGGCTGAACCGGGCTAGCAGGCGGGCGGCATCATCGGGCAGGGCATCGCGGCGGGGCCGGGCCGTGGTGGTGGTGGGCATGGTGGCGGGCATGGTTTCAGGAAAGGAAAGGGCAGGAAATAGAAAGGGCAGCCCGTGGGGGGCTGCCCGGATGATCAGGAAAGGCGGCGGCGGCGGGGCTGGCGTTCAGGGGCGGCAGCATCAGCGAGGGCACCAACGCCCATAGCAAGGGCGGCCCCTGCACTGGCAGCAGTCAGCAGGAAAGGGGCAGCCAAGGGGGCAGCAGCAGCAGGGGAAGGGCTAGCAGCGATGCCGCGCCCATACGTGAAAGCACAAAGGGAGAACAGGCCAGAGCCGATCAGCAGGGCAGCGGCGGGAAAGTAGCGGGGCATGGTTTCAGGATCGGGGAAAGGCGGACCGTCGCCGGCCCTGTGGCAATGATGCCCCATAAAAGGGGCGGGGCTAGGGCCCGCCCCTTAAGTTGCAACATTTCGTAACAATGGCCCGGACTAGGGGCGGGGCAGGCAGCGGCGCTGCAAGAAAGCTAGGAGCCGATCGTTGAAACAATGGGCCAGGGCATCAGCCAGGGGCAGGCCATCGGCCACCATCGCGGCGGCCCGATCAGCGGCCCCCAGATAAAGGGCCAGGGCGTAGGGATTGTAATGGCAGCGGGCAGCCTGCCTAATGTCCCATTGCGTCACGTGGTGGGCCAGTTGCAGGCCAATGGGCAGGGAAGCGAGGGCGGAAGGGCGGGGCATGGTTTAGGCGATCAGAAAGGGCAGGGCGGCGGGCTAAGTGTGATCGGCTAGGCAGTGTTCCATCGTTTCGTATTGGTCGTCTGTGATCAGCTCAGCGGTGGCCCCGGCCACGGCCAAGCAATGGGCCACGGTGGAGAATCTGGAAGGGCCCATGAATTCCAGCCCGGCCACGGTGACCATGGGCTCAAACGGGGCAACAATCAGGCGGGAGGGCGTGGCAGCGGCGGGCAGGGGCAGCAGCAGGACAGCAGCCATCAGCAAGGAAAGGCGGGGCATGGTTTCAGGAAAGGAAAGGAAAGGGCGGACCGTCGCCGGCCCGTTGCAGACAATAGCAGGAAAAAGGGGCGGCCCGTGGGGGCCGCCGTGATCATGCCGCGATCAGGGCCAGGCGGCGGGCCCGGGCCACTAGGGCGGGGCGGGAGGCCTTAGCAAGGGCGGCGGGGGACTGGCCAGCAGCAGCCAGGGCAGCGATCAGGGCCGCCCGTGGGCTGGCAGCGCTTAAGGGCTCGGGCAGGCGGGCGGCCAGGGCGGCCAGGGCATCAGCCAGGCGGCGGATGATCGGGGCCAGGCGGCCACGGGCTGCCCACAGACGGGCGGCCAGGGCATGGGCCACCGCCACCACTAGCAGTAGGGCGGCAAGGCAGCGATCAGCCACGGCGGGCCAATCAATGCCCCGCAGGAAAGCCAGGGCATCATCCACCGGCGGAAAGGCCGGGCGGGAATCAATAGGGAAGGAAAGCATGGGCGGAATCAATAGAGGGCGGGCCGTCTCCAGCCCATGGGCAAAATACAGCAGCGGGGGCCCTCAGCCCGGGCGGGTGGCCGGATTGTCACAACTCTTCACACTTGCCCCCAGGGCTTGCAATTGAGAATCAATTGCAACTAGCCCCAGAATGGTACATTTGTACTATTGATAATGATTCTCATTCTCAATAAGCCCAGAGTAGTACATTTGTACTAGCGAACATTTGTACTAGGTAGTACATTTGTACTACAGTACATTTGTACTAGCTTGCTATTGAGAATGGGTCGCAACAAGGCCCGAAAACGCCCTTTTCAAGCGCTTCTATATTACCGCGATCTCGTAAGTCCCCTTACCATTTTTCAGTGAATCCCCATTACCGGCTTCTGGTGAGTCCCCGGCCCGGCTCAAGCCGGGCCTTTTAGCTGGAAAGCATATTACCGCATTCTCTTGAGTCCTTTGGCTTTTACCAGCCATGGCCATCAAACGCGGCCTTGATGGCCGCTTGTTCGTCGTCATATGGCCCTCCTATCACACGTTCATCTGCATCGTCATAAAAATACCAGCCTTCAATCAATTCAGTGCCTTTGCAGGCAGCACTAGAGAAGAAATCAATGAGGATCATGGTTTCTTAAATTTGCTGAGGTGTAGGCGCCAGAGGGTATCGCTCATTTCTCCTAAGCGATAGAGCCTATATGCGGGCTTAGGGAGCTGCCAGTCGCCCTCGCCATCGGGCTCGGGCTCGCTCTCGTCCACCCAAATGCCTTTGCATTTCCCGTCATCGTCAAATACGCCTATCTGGTAGTCCCCCTCTTCCATGCATAGCCTGACGTGAAAGATGAGCTCCTTCAGGCGAGCGGCCTGAAAAATCGCCTGGGTGGATCCGAAGTAAGGGCCATTGCTGTTGTAGTTGCAGATGTAATGCATGATTCAATGCGAAAGAAAGAACGAACGTGATATATATGCCGTATATATATTTATGTGGTAACTGGCATCATGATCCAGCCAGTGTAATTATCAGCGCTTCTATCAACAATAAATAAGCCCTTTTCTTCGCATGCTTTGATGCAGCGAATATAGTCGGCTTTACTATTGCCTTGAACGGGCAATTTAGGAACAAAACAAGGAGTGTTTTGATTATTTTTGCAATGCGCTAAAAAGTACATATATAGATTGCGCTGATTAATAGTTAGCGAGAGCGTTTTTGTTCCGTGTTGCATTGTTCCTACCAATAAACGGCAGGTTGTTGAGTGACGCGATGGTCTAGCACTTTGCATCGACTGCCAGCTTTTGCATGGATGAATGCTTTCATGAGAGCAGTCTTTTCATCGGGTGCTGCAATACTGAAACGCTTTGTTACAGAAGGACGACGGCCTATGGTGGACATTTCCAAGATGATGGTGAACACGGGCTGAGGAGGACGCTGATTGTTCATGGCATTTGATCGGCGATGCCCATCAGAATTTCCCCCACATAGGCATGGGCTTCACGAAGCTTAGAAACGGCTTCGACGCGCTCATCGCGAGCTTTGTAATAAGCATCAGAGCCTTGGGGGTAGAAGTCGCGAGCGTTGCAAGTGGCGGCAAGCAGCATGCTGATTGCGCTGTTGATGGCCGTGTAAGCAGCCATATATTCATCGCGCAAAGTGATGGCTCCAGTGCCGTTGAGATGGATGGTAGGGATGGTGGTCATGGCTATCAACGGTTTTTCAGGAGATCAAAAAAATGCTCTGCTTCCCACTGGTGGTCAAACAGGTCGCTGATGGGCGTGGAGGTGACCATGAGCTCTGTAACGCGCTCCCAGGTGTAGGCCTCCCATTTGATAGAACCATTGGCCATATGATATTTGCGCACGCCATAGCCCCAGTGTTGAGCTTGGCGGTCTGCTTCAAGCTTGGCGAGATAAGGGCTCTCGCGATGGCCTTCGTAAGGGCGATGCATGGTAATGGAGGGGGATGAGGCTCGCGCCCCGAACAAGACATAAGGTAGGCGAAATCAGGGCACGATGCAAGCAAAGTGGCCGGTGATTGGATTGGCACACGCTATGCTGAGGGCGCCCAATGATTTTTCATGAGGCGCCGCCACGGAGCAGGCGGTGAGGGCTGGGCCTCGTGAAGCCCAGCCCAGCCCTATCAATGCCCCATTGCAAGTTGCATGTGGGCGGCAAGGATGTGCTTGCAGCAAGGCTCCTGGCCCCGCTCCAGCATGAAGTGGGCATCAGTGCAAGTGCAGCTCCACTTGCCTTCGATGTTCTTGGCTTGAGCGCCAGTGCGGA